CAGATATATTTGTTGTTTGTACTGGGAGTGGGAAGATAGAAGTTATATCCCAAGGAACAGTGCATTCATACTTTTTGATGGTGTCTGGATCTTGAGTATCAAGAACAAACATATGATTGCCATTATCCTGGAATCTAATTCCTGCCAGAGCAGGGAAACTAACATTACCTGCTAATGTTGCTGTAAGGATGTCCCATGGGGTGCTAAGATCATATTGTGCAACTTTATTACCTGAGTTTGTTAAACCAGTAACGTACATTCTTGTGCCATCTGGTTTAAATTCAACACCAGTAGCATATGTGAAGTTAAGACCACCAGTATTTAAGGTGAGTACATTAACTTGAGATGCGGTGTTTGGATCAAAACCACTACTCATTTCATACTGTTCAATGGTTCCTTGAGTATAAGAATTTGCACCATGAGCAGTGTAATAGTATGAACCTGCTGGTTGCAAGTACCAACCTTCAAAACCACCGTCAACAGTGACACTACCATCATTGACGAATACTGCACTCTCAATGATATTAGGTGGAGGTGGGAATGTTACTGTAGGAGTAAATGTATATCCGTCACCAGCAGATGTAATTCCAACGCTTTGAATTGTTCCACCAGCACCAATAGTTGCTTCAAGAACTGCTGTTACTGTTGGTGGGGGATCACTGAACTCTAGTAGTGGTTGATATGTATATCCAGTTCCAGCATCAATAACTGTTATTGATCCAACTTCTCTCTCATCTGGTGGAACATTCAGAGCAACGTCTAAGGTTGCAAGTCTTGGGTTTGGTGGTGGGGCAAATGATACCTCACCAATATCGGTGTATCCAGTTCCTGGATTTGTTATAGTTACAGTTTTTACTACACCTAAAACTGGATCATATGTTCCTGTTGCTTCAGCAAAGATGCCTGGAACTTCAGAAGGAAGGATTACATTAGGATCTAATTCAATCTCATATTCTGGAGCATTGAAAAATCCTTCATTAACTTCTACTCCCCCTTCAACAATTACAAATCCATTTCTTGATTTGGATTCTACAGTCTCATAGTGATGAACACCATTATATAATGTATTATAGTCTCCATATTTTTCTAGAAGGTGCTTATCAAAGGCATATTGCGTCTTTGGCCATTCTTCATATACATTATGAACATTATTTGATAATAGAACTACCCAATCTAATGATGAATCTCCATACACCTTCTCTGCAACCTGATCAGGTCTCTCATCACCTATAATAGTATACTTGTTAAAGTAACTTACATTTTGGAAGATATCGTCCCGTATTCTTGCACGCTTGAACAGGTTCTTTGTGACTGTGTAGTCATTCAAAGAATTATTCTCAAGGTCTCTTGAGATATATGCAATGCTTGGAACGTGAGTGAAGTAATTTGCCATTTATCAGTATCCGATTGGGTGATTTGCGCCGTCGCCCTCGTTGTAATCTTTAGCGTATACGGGAATAAGTTCCATGAATTGCAGTTGCAAATCATATGAGAACATTGCACCGTCTTCATAAGACATGTACGTTCCGTCAGGCGTATAATTTACAGTACATGACTGTAAAGCACAGTCCTTAATAAGATTTATACCAGTATGTTGTTGACCTTTATTGAAGTACTCAATTTTAAAAATATTTGGTGCTTTTAAGAATAGATTGGCATCACTAGTTTTTGGTGCCATGTGGAATTTGAAGAACTTAATGATAGCCTTTACAGTTTCTGCTTCATTTTTACCTCTTGGTGTCATCTTGAAGTTAAACGAGAATGCTCTTAACTGTGGACCTTGGAACAGAAGTTCCATGTTTGGGTTAAAGACTGCTCTCTCAGTTCTTCCAATGATGTTAGATCCAACTGCTTGACCAGCCATTCCAACTTCTATAGCTTTTTTTACTTCACCGCTTTCGCCTGATACGGTGCCCATTTGCTTAATAAAATTATCTACACCAGCACTGAATCCTTGGCCTATTGTCACTTGTGCCATTTCTGCCCCAGCAGCTTGTAATGCATTTAGATTATCTTCATTCCATCCAACTGCATTAGAGTCTTGAATGCCGCCTTGAATTGGAAGTTGTACACTTTGTCCAATTGCTGTTCCTTCTTGATAAGTTGTACCAAAAGATCCCCCACCAGTATTCATTTTTGATGGGAGATACTTTAGAGCAGTAAATTTGATATAATCAGATTCATTTCCTTTTGCACCCTCTGGGTACACTAAATCGTTCTTTTTACCAAGATTGGTTGTATCTTGGTTGGGGGATGCTACTGTGGACAATTGGGTTGCATTTAATGATCCATCACCAACATTTTCTTCTGCACTATTACCACCAGTTTGATCAGTGTTGCCATTTGCTGGACCATTATCTTCTATACCCTCACCTTTTACATCTGCAACATCTACTGGTGAAGCTTTGCCATCAGCAGATGTTTGCTGTAGACTACTCTTTACCGTATAGTCTACAACGTTGTTCAATGTTGCTTGTGTTGCTTCATTATCATTTAATTTATCGACCAATCTAGGATCTATATTTTGAGTAGCATAATCACTAGGAACAAATTTACCATCAGGTCCTTTTGTTGCTAGTATTTTATCTGGATCTAGTGGTTGCTCTTGTCCTAAAACATTGTACTCTCTCTGGTAAACTGTTTGTTGTTTTGTTTTGGGATCAACTACAACAGCATAGTTAACACTAATACTTCCAGATCGAGGACTATTACCCCTTCTTGCACTTAATCTATGATTTGGTGATACATATACTTGATTTGCACCACTACCATCCGCAAGCGGTTTATTGAATATTGTCCCTTTTGCTGCTACGTCTGCTGGTTGTGGCATGTTAGTTAACCTTTAAAATCTTCATCGTTTGTTCCATATCCTTTATATATGAGTGCTCCACGGAGCATCTTCCTAAAGGATCGGTTATTATTCTTCCAAACGTCTGTGATATTAATAGAGCGTGATTTGCCGTCTTTAATACTAACGAAGTCTTCTATTGGTAAATTAGAAGCGGATGTCCACTCAGACCTAGCAACGTCTAGCAACAGACCTTTAATTTGACTTATATTATATTTAGATACTGAGTTGTAGGGTAATGTCAGTTTGTTGCGTCGTAAATTTTCAACGACTATTCTTCTTTTAAGTGGATGAATGTAATGGAGATTGCATCCTAAAAAAGAAGATCCATCAACACTAATTACAAACACTAGTGGGAATGGATCAAATACCGATACATTATCTTTTTCTGACGAATATTCAAACATAAAAAGATGTCCCTGCTTTGGGAATCTTCTGATCATATTGTCATCTGGATTATCACTGGTGCGATCTCTCATCTCATCTCTGATAAGACGTTGTGGATCTGCTGCATATCTTTTTGATAGTCTCCTAAATGCTTTTCTATAAAAGAATGGAGATCTACCAGGTTCTACATCAACTTCTTGTCTTAAATCTTCAAAGAGAGTGGGTTTAGACATTACTTGATTCCTAGTTCGTCTTCGGTTATAATTTTAAATTCAAGTCGTCTATCTTTACACCATTCTGTTGCTGCTCTCCACTTAGCTTTGTTCACTTCAAAAGTCTTTGCTTCATTGATAAAAGATTTTGTCACTTTTTTTGACTTTCTTTGTGGTGGTTTAGTTTGTCTTTTGGGTTTTACCTCAACCACATATGTTTTTGTCGATCCGTTTCTCTCTTTGACTTTTATAAGGAAGTCTGGGAAGTATCGGTGGACTCTACCATCGAGGGGTGATAGATATGGGATGCAAAACTCTTCACTCGCCCACTCTACAATATTCTCATTCAAGTCACACCAAGCACAGAATTTTCTCTCCCAACTACTTCTACATATAATGTTATTTGGATTCCCCTTATACTTTTTGGGGAATGATGGTCTATACCTGCTCTTAATACTTTCGCCCATAAACTTGGCTACATATAATATACGGATCCATAGACTTATTTAGATGGCACGTTCATCAAGAAATTCAATACCAGGCGGATATTTAGGGGATATTACTAATAGTGTAGCTGGTGCTCCCGTACATCCTGGAGTAAAAATATCAGATCTAAGGGCGAAGATAATGCGCCCTTCTTTGACATCAGTATATGGTGTTATCGTTAAACAACCTTCTGGATGGAATTATCAAGGTTTTGATCAAGAGTTATTGGAGTTAACTTGTGTTGAGGCGTCTCTTCCTGGATCAAGTTTGGGGACAATAGAAACTAATAGAGATTATCGTGGAGTCGTTGAGAAGCACGCATATTCTAGACTGTATGATGACACCATAGATTTTACTTTTATGGTGACTATGGATACTCCTCCACTTCAAATTGGTCAA